TACTTTGGGTTACATTTTTGAGTTTCTAAAAAGTAGTACTTTTTGCTATAAGTATTACCATGATAACAGACGAACCGGGAGTGATACATAGTGGTGAAATTTGGCTCAAGAGTCAGTGTCGGGTACAAGAAGAACAATTGGTCAGCAATATCTATGCTTGCCTACAACAACACCGTTATCAAAACATCAATACAATCAGCCACACAAGATCTGTTTGGCGATGCAAACAGCAAAAAATTATAGTCAGCCTAGTTGATGATCTGTGGGACTGTACGGCCGACAGATCACAAGACACACCGTACCTATTCGATCGAGATACTACAGTGATTACTGACAATTTTTTAAACTGTCCTAGTGTATATCGAATTTATCAGGCACCGCAGAGTTTTTACGGAATTTATTCGTACACTCCAGGCAGCCAAGATTGGACACCCGATCGTGATTATACGTTTGCTGTAAATCGCATGGATTTTAAACGTATGCAAGTTTTGTTGCAGTTATATCAAAATTTAGGATTTGATTCAGGGTATGTTAGTTTCAATTGTCAAATCGGTGGCAAGCGTGTGGCACCTGAGGATGTACGACACCAAGCATTTGTTGATGAAGCAATCGCACATTCCGCTACTGATCAAGAAAGAAATGCATTTTTAATATTGGCCGATCAAATGCCCATTAAAAACTACTCTCTTGAACATGATGTGATTTACAATCGAAGTTGGACAAATATCATTGTGGAAACCTACAGTAGTGACAATGTTATCAGTCTAAGTGAAAAAATATTTAGATGTCTGGTCACACCTGTACCTTGGATTGCCTACAGTGGAAGATATACTGTGGCAAAGTTGCGTGAATTAGGGTTTGATGTGTTAGATGATATTGTAGACCATAGTTATGATCGACTATTAGAAGCACAATACAAAATGCCAAATTTTGCAGACTCTGCTAAAAAAACAATTGCACAAGTAAAAAGTCTTCCGTGGTTGCAGGTAAAATCACGTTGCCAAGGTGCAGCTTTTCATAATCAAACATTACTGGCCGAACTATCACGTATATGGCAAGAAAATCAAAAGGTATGGTTACAGAAACTTGGTCAGGACATTAGATAATGTGCGGCATACTATTTGTTGCCAGATACAAGCAACAAATAGCACAAAAAAATTTTTATGAATATGGATGATACTGCGCCCAGTTGATCGACTTATCAAACCACTCAGGTGTGATTTCCAGCCCTGGGTGTGCGGCAAAGTATCTAGTCATCATACCCACGGCTTCGGGCTCACCAGGAGTGACTGCTCGAGTACGTGAACTGTTGTATTCGTACCAGTATAGGCCATAGGGTGCATCAGAATCAGTCAGTCTAAACAAAAACTCTTGGTTGTGTTCAGCACCACACAGTCTAGCAAACTGTTCAAATGTGTCCACTGGCGCAAGATCACTGTATAAATGCGCACGACTCACATGAGTGGATACAAAAGCAGGTACTGTGCTTATTTCAGGTATGCGTTCTAAACAACGCATTCTTGAATCTCCGTTGCCGGTCAAAAATGTGCCGTCACCTTGGTCTTGTATTAGCCAAGGTTTTACTATGCCCTGTTGACGTATATCCTGAATCCACATGTTGTGTTTGACTAATTTGGCTATGTCGTCAAAACAACGTGGGTCTGTTAAAAATGCATCTATACCTTGTGTGCGCACATGATTATTGACCCATGCACACAAGTCTGCTAATCTTTGGTTGGTGGAGATGTTGTTAAATTTGGCGGCGGGATTCCAGAACAAACAATGACGGCCGCTGTGTGTGGACTTAAATATTATGTCGCTTGGTCCAGGATATCGAACTTGTTCTAAGGGGTTATTCCAATACATCACGTACTTATATGATACAAATCTTTGGTCCAACATATCGCTACAACAGCGAGATCTTAACAGAACCTGAAATAATTTATGTCAACGATCATCACTATGACGATGACAATCATTGTTTCCATGTGAAAACTTTGCTGGATAACAGCACTTGCGACCCTCATAAACACTTGGTGGTATTTGATCATATCAACCACGATGACGAATTGGCTGAATACAATCTATTGTGTATGCCTATATTTTTAGCTGCCGAAGCCAAAGAATTCGAAACAAGACACATACAACCCAATTGGAGCAACAAACACTATGCTTTCAATTTCATGATCAACAAACCCAGGCCTAACAGAGAGTTCTTGTTGATGTTAATCAAACACTTTGGGCTAGACAACTACACCTATTCGTTGTGCTGGAAAAAAGCCAACATCAATCGTAAGAAAATGTTGGCCAATACCAATTCAGATTTGTACAAACAAATTATAAACAACACCCAAGTTGACATTCCAGAAAAATCTTATGCGTTCGGGCATGAAGTTTTTTTAGATCAAGGACTTAAATACGGACAAACCAAGAATGGAGAAAACTATGCTGGGCTGTTGAAAGATACGCTGTTTGAGCCCAGTTGCGTGAGTTTAATCACTGAACCCAGTTTCTATGAACGTGAAACACTCAAAACAGAAAAGACCATCATGGCTATCTATGGCGGCACTTTACCAATTTGGGTAGGCGGTTGGGCCATACCCGAAAGCATGCGCCGCCTGGGGTTTGATGTGTTTGATGATATAGTAAATCATAGTTATGAACGCATGGTAGATCCTTGGGATCGTGCCTACTATGCTGTGAAGAAAAATCTACATCTATTGCGTGATGTTGACCGCACTCGAAAGTTTATACAAAACAATCAGGCTAGATTTCAACACAATCTTGATCTAGTGCATCGCAATGTGTTCATGGAAGACCTCGTAGAAAAAATCAACCAATATGATGTAAAGACTCAACGTGTGCTCAGAGAAATTTCTCGAGGTTTCAGATACAGATTGTTTGATGATTATAAATTGCTAGGCGATATATTAGGCAGGCCTGGTCCACCAATTGAAGAAACAAAGAGATGGGGTTAGAGTCTCTCAAGATAGCGTAAAAATTTTTCCATATCACCATACATGGCATACATCATAGATTGCTCACTACCAAACAACACCAACTTGGTATTCTTGCCACCTTTAAGATAGTAAGGGCAGTCCAGTTTACGGTTCAAGGTCATCAACAAACTAGGACTCAAGGCTCTTGAAAACTCAAACTCATGCTGTTTAATTTTTAAAAGTTTAAACACATCCAGCCCGTATGGACTCAATCTCAATCCACCATGGTCTCGACTGTCTTGCCACCAAGTCTTGAGAGCAAACTGGTAACCAGGTCGGTCATCTGCTGGCAGTTGATTCAACAGATGTTGAGTGAGTTGTTGTTTACTTAGCATCGGGGTATACTTGCGCCCCCTGCGTCAAGAGCACGACTGTGAACTTGTCGGTCTTGAATTGTGTGTTGAGTTTACGGGCCAAGTTCTTGGCGTGACCGGGATTGGAGAATGACACCTTCTTGTACTTAGGCCCAGGATACTGCGTGAGCATATTGGAGGTTTTCAAATTGATAGGTTTGGTATCATAAAAAACTGCCCATACGCCTTCGGAGGCCAACACTTGTTCGGTCTTGTAAGTTGCTTTGTCAGTGTATTCGATTAACACATTCGGCTTGGGTCTTGACATCATTATCTCCGTAGTTTATTTAGCTAAAAAACTACGTGGTTTTGAAACTGCCACCACTCAATTCTACTGTGATTGATTCTTCTTTTGCCTGGGCTTTTTGGTTACGCATACCTTCCAACGTCAGTAACAATTTTGTAATGTCACTATGCAAGTCCTTGGCTTCACGCATGGTCATGACAAAATCACGCTGACCGCGTGATTCATGTGCCTTGATACTGTCAACAAAACGGTTGATATGCAAACTCATTTTACAAACTTTTCCAACTCAGGTGGAGTCCAGCCCACAGGCTTCAATACCTTGCCATCCTCACGTTTGCGTACCTTGCCGGTATCTCGATCAATCTTGGCAAAGTTGGTTGCCATGACTTCTTTCCAGGCACCTTCTGCATCTACTCCCAGACTATGGATGGCACCCACGGTGACTACAAGGATATCAATCAGGGCATCAAGGTCGTCTACCTTGGTCTTGCTAGCCACCAACTCATTGAACTCTTCTGAGATGAGATTGCAATACAGTTGATATTGTGCTTCGTTAAACTCGCCCACGGATTGATCGCAGGCTCGCATGAATTTTTCCTGATCTCTAAACGGATTAGACACTTGCTTGCTCCTTGTTTTGAAAGGGACCTTGGTAAGCATAACGCTCCAAGGTAATAAGTTTGGGGTGCTGTACTGCTTTCCACTTGCGATGTTGTCGCACTCGATACCAACCAGCCGCAAACCATGACTTAGATTTGGTGTCTCTGGTGAACAAGGGCAAACGGCGTTTGACATCCCACAGAGGATTGTATACCGTGCCTTCTACATCGTGACCATACACTATGTTTTCCGGTGCAGGTGTGGCTTTTTCTGCTGGCTCAAACTCAATGTTCACAGCCTCTCGAGCCATCTTGACTGTTTTGTAACTCACAACATTGTCGTGAATTTTTATAATACAGTTACCGTTATCGGTTACTTCAAGTTGGCCAATCTTGCGATTATCCTTCTTGAGTATCCAATACTGATTTTCTAATACTGGTTTGGCTAATATCATCTAATACTCCTTTGTATGTTTCGTTCATCCAACGACTCACTTGATCTGCACTGTCACTGAGTTTGGTCAATTCGTATTTGCCACAGAACTTTAGGAAGTGTGCGCCTACCATGCCAACATCCTTGTGACTAATCTGTTCACGAATGCAACTATCCACAACTGCTTTGACATCTGCAGGTTGCGCTGTAAGGTCAATCAAGGTACAATTACGTTCATAGTCATCCAGCACACGATGCTCGGCGCCATTGTGGTCGGTCCAACGTTGCAACATCAGATTGTTCCAATTGTATCCGCGCTTGTCTCTGTCTCCAAAGGCCTCACGGAGACCAACTTTATTCTTTGTGCCTTTCTCACGTACTCCAGGATACGCACTGAATACGTTGTCTGAGGTGTCGCCACGCATACACTTCTCAAATAGCAACCAGTCTGGATCCGGGATCGTTTTTGGCTGTTTAGTTTTCTTATCATTGACACGGTTACCTTTAGCATCAAATATGCCCTCCAAGGTTAGTAGTTCATCGGTAATACCATTGTATTGTGTGACATTGGCAGCCAACAACTGCACAAAATCAGTGTCTGAACTTACAATGGTGTGTTCATCTTGGGGGTGTAAAGAGATCCAACGTGCTATGATATCATCTGCTTCGGCAGTGGCACAGCGGATCACACTACAATTTGTTTTCGTAGCCAAGTATTTAGTCAGTTCGTCATATGTCTCCCAGAACAGTTTGTCTTCTTCTGCTTCTGTTTCGGTCATTGCCCCACGTGCCACAGCACGGTTAGCCTTGTAGGGTTTGTAGTAGTCTTTGCGCCAGCTTCGACCTTCCAGTGCAAAAACCACATGATCTGCTTGAAAACGCCGGGCTACTTTGTTGGCGGCCATTATGGTAACATGCAGGGCAAAGCCCAGTTTGGTCCATGTGTCACTGGCACGGTGTGCGCTGTGCCTAGCACGGAAAAACATGTTGGCAGTATCAATCAGTAGGTATTTCATTAGTCACAATCAAGTTGTTATCGTAGATGTATTGTAACACATGTTCAGCCCAAAAGCGATGGGCATTGTGCCCAAAATGCCAACTATCGGGATTGACCGTTTTGAATCCGTTGTTTTTTAGCACTGAATCATAGGTTTGTGCAGGGTCGTATGGTGCAATGTAACATTGACTCCAGTCACGATTTTGGGAGATTTGACCAAAATGACTATTGCCATTAAACATCAAATGCTGAATCTGGTTAAGTTTTAATTCGTTATGGAACTGCCAAATTTCATCATGTGCTTGTTGTTGTGCCTCGTCCCAGTTAATCGTTGACATAAAATTTTTGTAACGTTCTGCAAAAACGGGTGGCACACTGTCTATGCCACTTGCGTTGACTTGATACCATGTGCCTTCGTGAAACCATTCTTGTCGTTCCCACGTTGACCATTGTAGGATCAAAAAAACATCTTTGAGATCGATCTGTTCCTGCAACCAAGATCTTGTGGTGCGAATAACACGGGAATTTGACCCGCCAGCCTGTGCGTCAAGGTACAGTATAGCATTAAGCCTATTGGCAATTTCACAACCAAAACTCACACGCTCATTGTCTGGATGCGGCTGTTGTCCCAAACCATAGTACAATCCGTCATCCTCTGCCCAAGAATACGGATTTACTGCTTCTGCGGCTGCGGCATGACTATCGCCATTCACATATAATATCATTTTTGTAGCAGTGCTTTTTCTGTTTCTGCGTGTACTACTCTTTTGCGTAGGCTTGAACTGGAGAACGAATGATCTCTGCCGTTGAACACTAGTTCAATGCCACGCATTCCACATTCCTCCATGCCAGAGAAATTTATGTGTTGATATTCAACACCCAAGATACGTACATCTACGGGCAAGATTAGCAAGAGATCAACAAGATCTTGTTCGGTTTGATATACAACGACTTCATCAACATAACGGCAAGCGGCCAACTGTATTTGTCGCTCAACGATACTTTGTATAGGGCGATTCTTACTGTCAGGCCTATCGATAGTTGGGTCCGTTTGAAGACCGCAGATCAGGTAGTCACAATGATTCTTGGCTTCCGACAGCATAGCAATATGGCCAGCGTGGCACATGTCAAAGGTTGAGAAAGTAATACCAATTCGTTTACCGTCCTGCTTGAGTTTTTTAATGTGATTGAATATCATTTTTAATCTTTTCTAATAAAAACATTGAAAATTTTTCGTGTCCGTTTTCTGATAAATGTCCGGTTACTTTGTTACAATCTGGATCATGCTTTGAAGACCAGTCTTGCATATAAAATGTATGCAAGTTAATAATGTTAGGATCTGCTGTTACGGCTTGTACTTGATGTAAACGTTCGATTAACGGAAATGAGTTTATTGGAATCTCTTCGTTTTTTCCTGCTGAGAAGAACAAGTAAGAGCACTTGTTATTTTTAAGGAACTGTGTTGTTAGATATACTTGTGTGTAAAAATCTGTTAATTGCTTGTGAACAAATAAGTCTTCGTTAACTAAACACTTTTGTTCAAGTGTTGCTTCACCGTTGTTTATTAACCAATCTAATGTAACAAAGTTTAACTGATCGTATGCCCTGTTCAATACTTTAGGATTATTTCCGTAATACCAAACTTCTTGGCGACGAACAAATGACCAACCAATTATAACTAAAGGATTAGCAAACTTATCAAGAATTTCAAGCACTTGCTCAACGGTACTTCTAGAGATTCTATCATTGTTAGAACCAATGCCAGCAATATTAATCATTGGTATACCAAGTTTACTTTCTAAGTAATCAGCGTATACATTATGATTGTTTGGTACTGCAGCAGAATAGCTGTCACCGTTAACTATGATAATATCGTATGGTAAGATCATGATACTTCGGATCTGCCGCCGCCGATGTCTCGGGTATTTACATACTGCCCAACACCTTTGATTATAGCTTGTTCTTGTTCCCAGGTTTCCATCACAACGTGTCTACACACATTTTGGAACCAACGATCCACAATGTCAGCGTCAAC